CCTCGGAAAAAGAATCTATGGTGCAGGAGGATGAACGCGGGAAGGTTGCTGCTCGGCGTGCGCGAACCGAAGAACTTATAGGTATGCCTACTGTAGAAAAACCAAGTGGTACAGGGGGAATTGACAACATCAAGGCAACTATTGAAACCACTCAAGCTCCTGCGGGGGGTCTAATTGGTCTAACTCCGGGGGCGGGCGTTGATAATGTCGCTGCTACTATTGCAGATATTGGAAACTCCCCTGCTCCTGCCGCTACCGCTGCTGCGCCTACTCCCGCTACTGATCCTACTACTGGGGGAGTTGCTACATTACCTGTTGGAACTGGGACTGTACTTAAAGCTGACCCAGAAGAAGGCGTTGCTGACCCTAAAGAAGTCGCTAAAACCCCCGCGGAAAAAGCCGCTGCCCTTGACGCGGCTAAGAAAACTTATAAGGGGAAAAGCCCCACTCAAGCCGCACTGGACGAGTTTGGAATACCCAGTGTCCTCACCGATGTTAAAAGAAGTACCGAGACACCGATAGCAGATGGCCTAGGTAAGGGTGTTGTGGACGCCAAGAAAGCACAAGCAGCGGGCGATCCCACGGCGCAGGGCGCTACCGAGAGAGCTAGACTAACAAAAGATCGTGAAGCCCTAGGTATTGATGTAGAGTACCAACGCCAGATAGACGCGCAAAAAGCGTTAGACGCAAAAGCCACAGACCCCGCTGCAAGGAAGAAAGCAGATCGTGACGCTATCCTACGTGGTATGGCTCTGGGGGGCGTGCGAGGTTCTACCATAGCACAAAACCGCCTTGCTGCTAATAGGTCAGAAGGAGAACAGACCCGCCTAGACCGCATGTCTAAAATGAACACCGATAAAAACACCGCTAAGTTTGAAATGCTTAAAGACATAGATTCCAGAGCTGCCGAGGCTTACAGCATGTACGCAAAAGTGCAAACGGACGCGTTTAATTCTTTGGTAGGGCTGAGTGAAGCAGAACTTGGAAACATGGAGGAAAACTTCAAAAATAACGTACTTTATAAGCAGGGCGAAATAGAAAATGTGCTAACTGCGGCAAACCTAACAGTCGCAAACACCATGAAGGAAATCGCACAGGGTAGCCTCGACCTTAACAGGACTATACAGGCACAGATTTCCGCTACGAACACCCTAGGCACTATTAGTAAAGAAATGAGGACGAGTCAAGCTCTGGAGCGCCAGAACGCCGAAATAAAAGCGCTTGACACAGACCCAGAGATTAAAAGGGCAGGTGAAGAAAAGCTGGCCGCACTTGATAACGACATCTTAGTTGCGCAATCTGATATGCTCCAGTTGGTAGAGACCCTCACAGCAAGAATAGCGAAGCTTCAGTAAGAGTTAACTATTACGCCCGTACTCGATAGTGTGGTTACTAGCGTTTCACTGGTATACTACAAGCATATAAACCGTGAGTAGTGTATATGAACGAACTAGACATCCTAGAGAGCCAGATAGAAATGGCGCGAGCCGCATCCGACTTAGAATCGGTGCGTATATTTGAAGAGGAATACAACAGAGTACTTTTAGAAGACTCTAGTTGGGTGCCTGACGTACTCGCTCGCGCTATTGACGCAGGAGACACCGAAACTGCCACTATGCTACAACAGCACTTGGATAGTTTCGGCACAGCTCCTGAACCTGCTCCTTACTCCACTCCTTACGCTGCGGCTCCTATAGAAACTATAGTTCCCCCCGCACCCGCCCCTGTAGAAACTAGAAACGAAGACGCGGGAATACTAGAAAACTTGTTGTCAGGTTCAGCAGCGGGTGCAGTTGGTCTACTTGAAGCCTCTGCGTTGGGTTTGGTTGCTTTGCAAGAAGAAGAAGCTGAACTCCAGTCTCGTGAGTTTATTCAAGGGCTTGGTGCCAGTTTAACGCCGGACTCGGGTAACCCCGACGACTTTTCCTATAAACTAGGAACCGGTCTAGGTTCTGTAGCCGCTGCTATAGGGGTGACTGTAGGTACTATATACGGTGCGGGTGCCGCAGGAGTAGGCGCTGTAGGTTCAGCACTATTAGGTACTACCGCTGGAGCACTAACGACCGCGTTTGCAGGTTCTGGGGAGGCGAGTGAAAGAGCAAGAGCTTTTGGTGCTAGTGAAGACGAAAGAAACACAGCCGCCCTTAAAGGGTTTGGCGTAGGCGCTTTAGAGCAAATCCCCCTACTCAAGGTACTACGTGTTCCCGGAGTGTCTGAGGTGTTTAACAAGTTAGACTCAGACGTTATAGGGCGAGTGGGTAGTTGGCTGGCTACCGGTACTTTAGAAGCTGCTCAGGAAGGTGGCGCGGCAATACTACAAAACTTAATTGCTCAAGGGTACGACCCCGATCAAGTATTGCTTGACGCAGGAGTCCTAGAAGAGGCAGAAGTCGGTGGTGCTACGGGTGTCACCGTACAAGTTATCGCTGACCTTATTACTGGCAGACGTAAAGGAATAAAATCGGGTACCGTTTCCGACGAGCCGCCAACCGACACGGTAGAAGAAGCCGTAGACGGGGCTGCCGACCCTGAAGCCGTAGACGGGGCTGCTGACCCTGAAGCTGTTACCACCCCTGAAGCCGTAGACGGGGCTGCTGACCCTGAAGCTGTTACCACCCCTGAAGCCGTTGCCGATCCTGAAGCTATCGCTGACAGTTATTTCGAGCAGCTCTCCCTAGAATTAGAACCCTCCGAAGAAGCTGCCGTTACCGAAGAAGCTGCTGTTACCGAAGAAGCTGCCGTTACCGAAGAAGCTGCCGTTACCGAAGAAGTTTCTACTCCCGTAGCTACTGTTGACCCTGAAATAGAGGCTACATTGGCCGCAGCGGCTGACGCGGAAGCAGAGGTAGAGAGAACAGCGGTGGAGGGAGAAGTTGACCCCGAAGTTGTTGTTGCCCCCAAAGCCAAAGCGCCAGTGCGCGGTACCCAGCCAACCCCCGTGCCTGTTGATACCAGTACACAAGAAGCCCCCGCCCCTGTAGAAGTAAGAACCGCAGAAGAAGCGGAAGCCGCACGCATAGAATTTGAAGAAGCGGAAGCCGCACGCATAGAATTTAATGCAGTAGAAAAAGCTAAAGTTACTCCTACTGTTACTCCTGCCGCTACCCCCACCCCCGCCGTTACTCCCGAGGCGGATACAGAGGAGCGCACGCTGCCCCCAACGATTAACCCGAAGACCGGAAAGTTTGTATTTTCTGACACGACTAAGTTCAAACTTACTCCCCATGCTAAGTTGGACACCGACACGACTAGACTAAACGGGATGAAAAATACCCCCAGAAGGTCACAAGCCCCAAAAGAGTACACCGATGAACAGAAGAAAAGCTATAACCGCAACACCAAGGTGCATGACTACTTAAACCAGTTTGATGATCCGGTCTCCGCTATTGAGAGTGCCATATACGAAGTCGCCGACCCTAAAAGCGTTGAGTATAAAAAGCCTAACATTAAGTCGGGAGAGGTAGACCCCCTAGCGAGTAACCTAGAGGGCACCGGAGGGGACAACGCTAAAGCTGTTTTGGCATGGGCTAAAACTAACCTGAGTGTCGAGACTAATAAGCAGTTAGAGGATAAGGCCGCCGAAGTTAAAAAGTTTATGACCACAGACGTGGGGATAAAGAAAGGCGCAGAAAAAGCCGCTGATGCCGCTATGTTGGCAAAACGTAAAGAAGACGCTAGTCTAGTAATACTTACAGATGCGGAGCAAGCAGAGGCTGACGCAGATGCGGCTGAAGCTCAAAGAACGCTGGATACCGAAGGTAAGGGAGAAGAAGCAACGCGTAAAAAAGCAGATAAGAAAGCGCAATCCCGTAAAAGTACCCCCGAGGCTAGGGCCGCAGCAGTGAAAGAATCTGCTGACCAGAACTTTGTTAAAATCATAAAAAACGAAAAGGTAGACTACACTTCTACCGATAGCAAAGGAATACTGACACCTACAGCTAAACGTAATGTTGAGCGGGCAGAGTCCTACGCTAACGCTAGTAGTAACCCCGAGGGCAACCTAAAACAACTGGCTGAAGTGCTCGCCACAAAACGCTTTGAAACGAAAAAAACCAAGGCCGCAGCCGCCAAGAAAACGGAAAAAACTACTCAAGATGCCAAGGAAGTAAAGCAAGCCGAAAAGAACTTAGACAAAGATAAGAAGCCCAAACCCAAGACTCGTGAGCAGAAAGTACTCGACGTTGCCGTTGAGAAGTTCACTAAGGCTAAGGGTATAACGCGAGAGGACGTACTCGCCGCGTACAGATTACTCGTGCAAGATGTCCGACCTAGCAAACGTGCTGATGAGGCTAAGAAATTCTTTGCTGATGCCACTCCTGAGACTATCAAAGACTCCGCAGAGACTTACGCTAAGATGAAAGCTTTGGGGTACGACTTCCTAGAACTTGACGTTGACGTTGTTGCTGCTATGGACTCTAACTTGTCTACAGACGTTAGGGGTATGCTAAAGAACGGCGACTTACGGGGGGCGTTAACATCCCTACAGAAGTCCACTAGCAACAGACGGGTTAAGCAGATAATATCTTCTCTATCAGAGTTCATGGACGGCGTTACAGTACGTATGGTTACGACTAAGGAACTAGAAGCCTTGGGATATACCGCCTCTACAGATGATAGTGTGTTAGCGGGCGCGTACGACCAAGGGACAAACACCGTGATACTCAATTCGGACGTGCCAGTATCTATGCACACGTTACTGCATGAGAGTACGCACGCGGCAACTGCAAAAATCCTTGGCGATCCAAACAACCTTACTACTAAGAACTTGCAGAAGTTGTTTGACGACCTAGAGGGCAGCGTAAAAGATTTCTATGGGGTAACTAACCTGCGCGAGTTTGTAGCCGAGGCGTTCAGCAACCCTGAGTTCCAAAGAAGGTTGGCAGACATAAATGTTAAGGGTAAGGACTACACCTTCTTGCAGAGGTTCTTCGACACGATAACCAACCTACTGCGCCGCACTATCAACCGGAAAGAAAACGTAGAGCTTAAAGGGTCTGCTTTAAAAGCCGTGGATCAAGCCATACTAACTATGTTGGCTCCTACCCCCGAGACAAGAAACATAAAGGCGTTATCCGAACTGCAATCCGGTCTTGAAGGAAGGCAACGCCTAGTCAACGCTATTTCTGATCTAGCAAAAGAAGGCAAAGACGGTAGCCCTCCTAATGTTTTCTTTGCCAAGCTGGATGCTTTTTTGCAGTCGGGTTCGATACTAAAGAACACTAAAAAAGCATCCCTAAAATTTCTCGATATGCAGACTTTAGGTGATATCGCACAGCGTTACGGTATGGATAAAATAGGGTACGACCTAGACCAAGTTATAGGCGAGCAGCGCTCAGAATTAAGAAGAAACACAGAAAAAGTTGATGAGGTGAGTGCTAAATTTGCCGAGTGGGCCAATTCTGTAAACTCTAAAGTAGTGGACAGTTTTAACACCCTGATATACAGCACTGAGTTTGGCGCTACTATATTCAATGTAGACCCCTCTCTCACTAAAGTAGAGGCGAAGAAAAAGTACGAAGGTAAAAAGGCTAAAGGTAGCAAGAAAGATTTGTTTGGCGTGTGGCAAGCACAGCAAAAACACTGGAACGCGATAGGGCCGAAAGGGCAAGCGGAGTTTAACCGCCAGCGTTCCTTCTATAAGAAAATGTACCGCGACCTTATAGAAGTTATTAACGGGCAGATAGATTTGGTTGTCGGAGATAACATAGAGCTAGGCACTGAAATGAAATCGCGGGTGTTCAAAGAAATCACCAAGAGGGGCGAGATCGACGTATACTTCCCCCTAGTACGTGAAGGCCAACACAAGTTATCGTATACCACTATGGTGGACGGTAAGCCTCAGCCTGTGTTCCTTATGTTCGAGACCAAGGCAGAAGCGATGGCTGCTAAGAGACAAGCTGAAAACGACTCAAGTACTGTAGATTCCAAAGCGGAGTACTACGATGGCGACTTTGACATAAACGGCAAAGACTTTGTTAATGCTCCCTCTGGATCGTTTGTAGCGGATGTACTAGACCTGTTTAAGGCGAATAGCTTGCCCCCAGAAGTACAGTCAGACGTAATGCAGTTGTTTATATCTGCGCTACCAGAAACTTCTTTCGCCAAGTCATTGCAGGGACGTACTAACACGTACGGATACATCCCTAATGCTGCTATTGCCCTTCGTAACAAAGGGTATAGCCTAAGCTCGCAAATCGCAAAGCTGCGGGGTAGTGCAAAGATAAAAGCCATAGAAGCAGAGATTAAAAGACTTGCCGACAATGCGGCGAACAACCCTGTCGTAGTTAGAGGTCGTACTCTAGCAGCAGACCCCGTTACTGTTAACCTAATTAGGGATGAGTTACTTGACAGGGCAAGATTCGCTAGGGTAGGAGCTAAAAATAAAACAGGTTTATTCTCCGATTTTACGGCTAAACGACTTAATCAGGTAGCGTTTATCTACACCATTGGATTCAACGCATCTTCTGCGATTGTTAACTTGTCTCAGATACCCCTGTTTATTATCCCAAACTTATCGCCAAGATTCGGACTAGATGCCACTATGGCTGCGTTTTCTACAGCGAGTAACACGGTTTCAAGTACCCTAGTTCGTATGGACAAGGAGTACGATACAAAAGAAGTGGAAGTCAACCGAGGGGGTAAGACTTTCAAAGAGCTTCAAGTCACCTTCAAGAAAGATGCCAAAGATAAAATAATGGCCCTAACTTCTTCACCCCTTTCCCCCATATCTAAGAAAGAAGCGGAAGCTATGGTAGCCGCTAAAGAGCGTTTGATCCCTATAATTAAACTTGCCTTAGAACAGGGACTTATTGATACCACGGTGAACATGGACGTATCTGCCGTAGCGGACACTCAAGGTGGCCCTAAAAAGACCGCCTTTCAGAACCTGACGAGTCTAACTAGCTGGGGTTCTGCGTCAGCCTATGCGTTTAACCTCGCGGAAAAGTTTAACCGTCAGACTACTTTACTCGCTACCTATGACCTTGTACTACAGCAGATGGAAGCTAGTAGTCGAGTGTACAGTGCCAGAGAGTCTACTTTTGTTGATGTGCCCTCAAGCAGCTCTGCCAGAATGGAGATGGCCTCCAGAGAAGCTATGTACTTGACCCACGAAACTAACGGTGGTGCTACCCTAGAGACTACTCCCCCTATTATTCGAGAAGGTATAGGACGGGTAGCGGGTATGTATAAGAGTTACGGTATGCGTATGTACACCACCATGGCAAAAAGTTTTATGGCTATAGGAGTTGGCGGTGACCCCACGATGTCCAAACAAGAAGTGAGAGCGGTAAAGGTTCAGGCGGCCCAACAGTTGATTAACGTAACCGCCTCTTCTCTCGTATTCGCGGGGGTGCAAGGAGTACCCCTAGCGGGAATGGCCATGCTGCTGATAGATCTGTTTGGAGAGGAGTTCGAGGACGAGGACGATGTAGATGCAAGGGGGGCTTTGCTGTACGCGGTAGACGAAATGCTCTATAAAGGGCCGCTTTCCTACTACTCGGGGGTAGACGTGTCGAGCAGAATCGCGCTTACTAACTTGTTATTTGGAGAGAACCGTTACCTTAACGACCCTGAACCTGAAGAACTTATCGGACTTTACTTTGGTGGCCCTGCATGGAGCACTGCTAAAAGATTCTACCGTGCAGGAAAAGACTTCAAAGACGGAGAAGTACAACGAGGGGTCGAAAACTTACTCCCCGCAGGGCTTACAAACTTAGCCCGTACTTTACCGGTTGTCGGTAGGTACCGCGAAGATAGAGCCATGAAGACGCGTAAGGAAGGAGTAATCTACGGAGGACTAACCGAAAAAGATTTGCTCTTCAGCGCGTTGGGATTCCCCCCGATAGGGTACACCCTCGCAAACGAATCGGCCTCTCGTTTAAAGAAGATTGACGTGGCAGTGGGAAAACGTAAGTCAGATATAACCTCCAAGTATACTCTGGGTTACCGCAGGGGTGATGTTGATGTGATGTACGCGGCACTAAAGGAGGCGCAAAAGTTTAACGCCGACTGGCCTGAGCTAGCTCTATCCGGCACCAACTTCACTGATAGTCTTACAAGGGCGATGAAGAGCGCAAAGAAATCATACAACGGCGTGTATCTTTCAGACCCGCTTTTGTACCGATTGCGTGTTCAGGCTTTAAAGGCTAGAGACAATTAAAAAACCCCCTGCCGTCTCGGAAACGAACAGGGGGTTAAGGGGAAACGAAGAACTGAGGGAGGGACTCACTCTTCGTCCATCATGGTATCATATAGTCCGCCAGAGACGTATACCTAATTTGCCATTTTCTATGACTATTTTTGTTGTTACTTGCCATCGCTTTGCTTTAGCTATCGCGTTGACTTGATCCTTTGCCTTGTGTGTGTTTATGCACGGTACGAACACCGAAGCTCCCCTTGGCATACCTTCCCAGTTAATTACGATGCGTATGCCGTCGGGGTCTAAGTCATCTAGCATTAACACGTTAGGACGAGGGTTCTACTACGTCCACTTTTGAACAGTCTATAGATAGGACAGTGGTCGGAGGTAGTTGAGTAGTAGTACCTTTAGTCAGACGTACCTTGGTTGTCTTAGCTCCAAAATCGGCTTCCAGTTCCTTCTTAAACGAGGCGAAGTTCATCTGCTGCCTACCGCACCATGCTTTAAGTACTTTGGGTAGGAGGTATGCGCGTTTAGTGTCAGTCTCATAACGCCCTACCAAACGAACCTTGGGGTCTAGCTCAGGAATTACTAGCGTATCTAATCCATTATCGTGTGTCTTGCGTAGGTCATCGGTGCTTTTGATTTTTAGTATGCTACCCCAATGCTCGTGGAAGTAGTCGTTTAGTGTGTCGGCTGCGGTAACACTCAATTCGGTTACCCCACCTTTGTTTTCTAATAGTAACCCAGTGGTATAGGTCATTAGTTTTGTAGTGTTATAGTTTACTAACTCTAGCCTTTTGGCTATGAGTAACCCAGTTACCGTAGCTGCCGCACCCGCTGACCAGAAACGGTTCTCTGCTGTCAGGCCCGCTGCCTTGTCTATCCTAGCGCGAACCTTGCTTAACAAATCCGTACACGCCTCTAGGTTATTAATTACGAACTGCACGAAAGGTATACCTGCATGTCCATACAGCGTAGTAGCATTAACGGCGTGTGCGTCTGTCTCGGCCTTAGACCCTGCATCGGAAAACAACCTAACCGCTCTGGTCTCCATCATGCGCTGTGCTTCTGCTTTTGGCATATTCTTATACAAGCTGACTTTCTCTATGATGCTAGTGTTTCCAGTAGTAACAGCTAGTAAGCTCCAAGGTTTACCCCTAGCACGTTCAGTGTTGTTGCCGCCGCTAGTCATACGGTTCTTCTGCTTACCACCGGATAGCTGGTAGATCATGTCAGACAGCTCGTCACCCTTCGCGTTGGTTAACTCGTCAATATATAAGGGTAAGTTATGGTACACCTCGCCGCGTAGCATCCTAGAGTTCTGCGTATCGTTCTCGTCTAGCACTAGCTCTTTGGGATTACCCCAAATTGATGCGCCTATATACATTGCAGTAGTCTTACCAAGTCCACTTTCCTTACTGTGGATGTGGAACCCCGAACATGCGATAGGGCATAGGGCCATAAGAATAGAGCCAAACCCCGTGCCTACGATATATTGGTGTAGTTCAAACCCGTCACGGTCGTAGAAGTTAGCCATGTCGATCCACTCTTGCAAAGTACCCTTGGGTTCAAACGCGTGAAACAACCCCGCTGTCGGGGTAGAGGGTGGGTTGTTCTTGATAGTATGCCCAAATATTTCTTTATCGCCCAATACAAACGACTTAAACGTATCGTCTGTCCAACCGAACTGCCTACGCGCCTCAGTTGCTACGCTAGTAGCCTGTAACTCGTTTACCCACGTTGTCATGTAACTCATAAGGTCATCCATTCTGGTAACAGCTACGCCGTGCATAGCCATGTGTTTACGTAAGTCTTCTTTGGAGGTTACTGAAGTGAGTGGTACTGTGAACTCTCTAACCCCATCTCTCGGCAAGTGTAGTTTGACGACTACCGCTTCGCCCATCTCTATATCTGAAATACGCTTAGTTACGTATATGTCGTTGTGGTACACAAGTTTCTCATCGGGGTCACCATCCGCGTCAGTCGTGCGTATATAGACGCCCCCGTTGACACCCCTAAAGAAAGGCTTAGGGTACGCCGGAATCACATGGGTAGTAGAAGCAGGTAGGTCGGCAGTTAGCTCAGGTTCTACAGGTGTAGTAGGCACCTTGACTACGTTGTCCGCTGCGGTCGCGGGTATGACCCTGTTGCCCAACACGATAGGAGACTTTATTCTTCCCCAGTGGGAGCACTGCGTACACACATCAGCGTTGAACTCGTCAAAAGAATTACACAGGTATGGGCCTTTAATAAGCTCCATCTTCGCTGCCGTAGCCGCTGCTGAATAACCTTCGTGACCCTTGGATATGTTACGTGCGGCCACTTCGGAGTCACTACAGAACTTAGCAATGGACAGTCCGGCTCTCCACATAGGCTCACTGCAATTGGCTTGGTCAGTCAGGATCGTGCCTAACTGTGCGCAGCCCGTACCCCTAGCGGTTTTGGCTATAATGTCTTTAAACTTAGTTTCGTTATTACCCATGATTGTCTGCATGACGGCACTTGCGCCAGAGGGAACCATTCTCTTGGGTACTGGTATCATCCCCCCACCAAGCAGGGTAGAGAACTTATCAAAATCTACATCGGCAGGACTGTCTATTCCATAGAACTCTACTACGGAGGGAGGTGTTGTCTTGTGATTATGGGTAGCGGGTATCCGCAGTACCCTAGCGGCGTCCGCAGTTACAGACGGGTCGGCCAGTAATTTATGTTGTGCGCATAACTTTTTGAGGCGTTCTGCTACAGGTAGCCAGTCGTCCAGTGATACGGATTCAGATAGAAACCAATACGCGTGTACACCTCTACCTGAGTTAACCATCTTAGGTGCGGGCAGTGATAACGTACTGCAAAACCCCTGCAATGCTAGGATAGCTTCTTCTTGAGTAGGATACTCCTTGTCAATACCGCAGTCTAAGTCTAGGAAGAAAGACTTTAGTCGCTTCACGTTATTAACTCTACGGGAGTTTGATTCCTCGAACGTGGCTAATGCGAAGTACGCATCGTATCCTTTGTTGTCTAGGTCTCGTGCCGCATCTGCCATGTCACCCACAGAGGTATAGAACTTCTGTACCCTAGTATCTGCCTTGGTGTTGGAAGAAAACGCACAGTAATAACCCTCGTTTGCTACTGCCCTTCTTAAAAAATCTTCAATATTCATATGGCTACCTAATTCCGAGAGGTACCATAGCAGGGGCGCTTGCACGCCCTTTTCGGAATAATCCTAGCTACAGGTGTTGTATTACAAGGGGGAGTATCAGTCGTCCCAGTCAGCGACAATAGAAGCCAACGCATCGTCGTCTGTCTTGGGAGCAGGAGCAGTTTTCTTGACTACTTTTTTAGGCTCCGGTGCAACGGGTTCCTCATCCTCAAACAAAGTATCAGTGACTTCTGCTTTTGCTGCGGCATACACGGGGGCATCGGTAACTACCTCGAATGGATTCTCTTCGGCGGCAAATTCAAACCCTCCTTCTACTGCGTCAAACGGTGACGCTGCTGTCATAGGTACGTACTTGATCACCTGTACGGCACGTAGTCTAAGGGATACACCTGCCTCGCGCATGTTGTACGGCGTAAAAGTAACCGCCACATTCACAGTGCTTCCAGTAGTGAGCAAAAAGTCTTCCGGTAGTTTAGCTCCTTTTGCATCGTATTGTATAGGCTTAAAGGTAAGGTCTTTACCATAGGCACCTTTTAGACCTGCCTTAAAGACGTAAGTACCATCTTCTTCTTTGGTAAAAGGGTTATCAAACTTGTCAGGCCAGCTAGCTTCTTTCTTCCCAGCGTAAGCCTGAGCCATCTCTACATACAGAGCTTTAGCAGCTTCTTTAGACATACGGAACTTGATCTCATACCTAGCGCCGTCCTCAAGTGGTTCACATGGTACGCTACGGTTCTCGCTAGAATCAAATCTATAAGTCTTATTGATTCGCGGGTAAAGAGCTTCTACGTTTTTAATTACATACTGATTATTTGTAGCCATTTTAATTTCCTAATTTTAGTTTAGTTTGCGTTTATGTCAAAACCTTCCACCGCTGAGAACGGAGACACGGGTTCACTTGTTACAGGGACAGTCATAGTGACGGCCTTCGCAGTATCTTCGTGATCCACCATGCTGCATACGGCGGCATAGGTGTCTTCGTCTAAACGACTTAGAGGTTTGAAATAAAGTTTTGGTACTACGCTATCACTATCAAAATATACTCTAGTAGTGACAGCAATTATCGCCGTATCATGCTTAGACAAAAGCCGTGCGTACTCTTGCAGCCCTTTATCCCCACCCTTACTACTACCAAATATAGAGGTAGCGGGTATCTGTAGCTGATACACTTCTTCAGGTTCTTCCTGAAATACAACTGCAAGTCGTTGTGAGAACCGACAAGCCCTTCCTCCAAACTCACCTGAACCCCTTACGTTCTGAGGACAGTCCATACAACGCATGGATTGCTTTTGCTCTTGGGGTACAGCTTCATCCGGTCGCTGCGTGTCAGGTGACCAACACGTTGGAACCGCAACCCTGTTAGGGTCGTACGCCTCGCCATAGTAAGCGCGGGACACTGGGGCGGCATTAACTACTACCACGTCCATAGTCTGACTGTCGAGTGCCTTACCCTCTACTGTAAACTTGCTACCACGTAGACTGATTCGGCGTAGACTATCGTTACTCATCAGGCGTCTTCATCCAGATCGAAATCCAACTCTAACTGTTCTTCTCCATATTCCTCGGGTACATACACCTCTTCGACTTCTTTCTTACTTCCATCTGGGCCGCTACCTACTAGAGATGCTTCAACCGCAGGTAGGTTAAATCTATAGGTGTTACCTACCTTAATAAAGGTATCGGGAGCGATTGTACCCTGACGTAACCATGCGCGGATGGTCGATATGGATACCGAGAAATGTCTTGCTACATTCTCAATCGGTACAAAAGCGGGTTTAAGTTCTGACATTATTTTTTCCTCACTGTTACTACGTACTCTGAATCTACATTAAGACCTTTTGGTGTAAGGTCGGGGTTTTCTTCTAGGAACTGCTTCATGTTTGCCTGATTGAGGCGCTTATCAAGTAGCTCCGGTGCCCCATGCTCTAACACAAACTCGTGCATGTTGCTCCAATCGCTAGTCCAATACCTAGTCTTGGCAGACCTATAAAACATTCCTTCTGAAGTCTTTACACTATCTACGCCTTGCGTCTTACAGAAATCTAACATGGCCTTCTTTACTTCGTCTAACTGATCGGACAACTTACTGTCCTTCTCTTTAAACTCTGCTGTTAGCTCCGCTCTCTTAGCCTTGATCTTATGGAAGACCTTGGTGAGTTTCTCAACAGGGGCGCTGCTTTCATCGTTCATTGCTCTCTCCTATTAGTGACAGGGCGTCCACTTTAGTACCATCTAATACCCTAGTCAAGTATTTCTTTGTAAAGATCAATCATTTTTGTGTGTACGTTGATTCTGTTATCGAGTAATGCGTAAACACGTTTCTCGGCGTGGGAACCTTGGAGTTGGACGACGGTACATTTGTGATCTTGCCCTGATCTGTGTACACGGGCGTTTGCCTGAGCGTATGTCTCCAGTGAACTCGTCGGTGCCCACCACACTACTGTATTAGCCGCAGTTAACGTGACGCCGTGCGCTGCTGACTGAGGTTGGATCACTAGCACCTTGGGATCTTCTTGCTCTTGGAACCGCTTAAATATCTCAGTTCGTTTGGGGGCTGGTACGTCCCCCCGTATAACGTCTACAGTTATGCCATCGTCCCGTAGTTTGGCGGTTAGCATGTCGATGGTGTGTTTAAACGGTACGAACACTAATACCTTTTTACTGGACTCATCTATCACTTCCCGTAGCACTTTGTATCGAGGAGCTATATCGAACTGCACTGCATCACCCTTGTCGGTGTACACTGCACCCGCAGATATTTGCAGGAGTTTGTTCATGTTGACCGCCGCGTTAGCTGCTGTGACTTGCTCCCCCGCTGCCTCCATGACCATCTTGCTCTTTAGTTCTTTGTAGTACTTCTTTTGTTGGCGTGTTAACTCCACCTCACGCTTCACATACACCATCGGCGGAAGGTCTAGGCATTCTTCTTTCGTAAACCGTATAGCTGGTTGCAACACCCTATGCACCGTTGTGGTAGCGTCTTCTTTCGGTGCCCACTTAAAGTTAGTTATCTTTCTCATAACTTGGTCGCGGAAAGAACCAAAGAACTTAGGTACGGCAGTGGGGTTAACAAGTTTGGCTATGCCATACGCATCTGTAGGACTCTGTGCCGCAGGAGTACCCGTCATCATCCATAGCCAAGTACTTGGGCCAACTAACCTGTTGAGCGTCTTCCATCGGGTAGTCTGAGGGTTCTTGTAGTGGGTAGCTTCGTCTATGATTATTAGGTCAAAGCCCCCGTTGGCGATAGCGTCCTCTACAATAGCCAACCCGTCATAATTTATTATCACGTACTCAGCCTCACCTTCAATTACCGCGCGCCGTTTCTTAGCTGCTCCGTACGCCACATCTACTTTGCGGTGCATGGCAAAACTAAAGAGGTCATTCCTCCATGCGGAATCCATGATGGATAGGGGGCATACCACCAACACACGTCTTATGACGCCTTGGTCGATTAGGTAGTCAGACGCCCATATAGCACTAGCGGTCTTGCCTGTACCCTGCTCGTTAAAGCAAAACGCCTTACGGTTAAGTGTTAGGAAAGAGGCGGTGGTCTTCTGGTGGTCGAACGGCGCGTACCTACCTGACCACTCGTACCTAGATTCTATGGGGGATGGCGCGTTGATGTTCATGTTGCGCAACACCTGAGTCTCCTCCAATCCCCAGTTAACAAGTACTTGGTTGTTCGGTAGTTCTTTGCTTTTAGGTATCACCGCAGTAACTCTTGATGGGTTACGTAGGGTGAGTAGTAATGCCTTATCGTCTACTATCTTCATTTGTCGCTCCGATGCGAAATAGCATGAAGTGGATGTCCACGTCACGCGAAAAAATTTAATGGCCCTGCTTCGTCCATAGATAGGGCTAGGTCTACTTATGATGGAAAACGTGAAAATTTTACGAAACACGCTACCGTTGGACTACTCGATTTTATGGCGCTTTATATGCCCTCTTATCGGGAGCACGCCATCATTTAAAGACGCATCAAGCACGCGTCAACCCATACCAATAGGGAGTTCTTTACTTAGGCTTTCTACTGCCTTTCTTTTTGTAGTTCCGGCTACGGTTAGTAGAGCTATCCTCTACTGTAACACCATCTTTGTTGGTGCCGCCTTTGACTAGGGCTTTCTTGTGACTAACGTCTTTACCTTCCCGCTTGTCAGCCTTGCCATTGCCGTTGGCGTCTTTGCCTTTCTTATCCATAGCACGTCTGGCACGCTGTCGCTCCATTCGGCGTTCAAACGTGTCACTCCCTACGGGAGCATTGACTTGTTTCTTTCTTTTTCTAGGGCGCATTAGTGTCTTCCGTTGTGTACACATTCTGTCACTAGGCAGTGACGTTTACATAGCCCACTTTGGTGTGCGTTCCACACATCTTTCTCGAACGCTTTCTCCATACGGCTATAGTCTGACAACCATTTAGACCACAGTTTAGCTTCATCTGGCTTGTTGTAAGTGCCTGTTATTAACTCACCACACACAACAAACACGAGACCCCCCCGGACAAACTGTATTTCGGGGTAGTGTTTAAACACTGCGAGGGCCATCAACTCTAACTGCCCTTTATCTGCGTATCGTGTGTTCTTGCTGGTCTTGTAGTCTATCACCCAAGCTGTCTTGGCTTCTCTATCCAGTATAACTAAATCGGCTATGCCCCGCCACCACACATTATCATCCCTAAATCCACAGGGTTCTAGGTTCTCAGTAAGCCCCATCTCTAACTCACAGAGCTTCTCACCTGACTTAGCCATCAACGCATCGAGAACATCTTTACAGTAACCGTACTTAGCGGGGAGCGGCGTGCCGTCCCTAACGTATTCCTCTGCGGCGAGGTGTACGGCGGTGCCATATAGCATCGCCTCTGTCTCAGGTTCTTTATAGTCCTTAGCTACCTTCAAGTGATAGAACTTCTTAGGACACTGTTCAAAAGACTTAATCTTCGAGAACGACCACGGCGCTATACCCATCAGTGTTTCTCCACAAACATCGAACTTACTATTGTTAGTTCACGTATCAATACGTCTAGTTGCTCTACCTCTAGGAATACAGCATTAATGTGTGTCTTTTTACCGTGTGTCAGGCACTGCTCTACGCAAACTACAGGATCTCCGTCATCATCCTCACCCACCATTATCGCCAAGTAGTCGCCCGTTGTTTCTGGGAATTTGTCAGGGAACTTAATAATCTCACCCATTAACGTATACTCCCACTACCCCGCCCAACACAAACAACCCAACCCACCCGCACGCCGAAACCACGGTGGGGCTAAACAACAGACCGTATACTCGCGTAGCAAACGTATCGCCAACGCGGTGTCTAAACATAGTCGCCTTCCGTATCTCTCGATCTGCAAACCTATTGGCTTCCCGTACTGCTCTTTTAATATCGCTCATCCCGCTGCCTCTCCATATGATTTACCACTGTCTGACTCACACGTTATCGGTAAGCCCTCTGCCCAATCGGGCGTAACACGCATACAACTTTCAATGAATGCCTGTCCTCGTACTAAGTCGTCAGTAGGTACGCAACACACTAATGAATCGTGTACGGTCAATGCTACCTTCTCCTGTTTGGCAACAGCCAACATCTGCTCACCGATGATACACCTAGCGATAGCCTGACACACGTTCTCACATAACTTACCGCCATAGATGCGGGTGTACCCGCGCCGAGTCTTGTACCTAAACTCCGGCCCATGCTCCCCCTGCTCAAAATCTAACCCGTCATAACGCATAACCAAACCGGACGGCAGTAGTATTCCCATACCCGTAGCGGTTTCGACGGATCTAATAATCCCGTTCGGCCCAAGGGACATAGTTTCTCCACGGGACATTTTTACTATCATCTGTTGTAAGTCACGCCATAACTTGTTTATCTTCCAGTTAGCGTCTCGGTAGATGTTAACTACCCTACGCCCTTCTTCCAATGGCATGGCGTGGCCAAATGTAGCCAACTGCTCTACAAACCTAACCGCTCCCATACCATAGCCACACCCTAGGATAGTCGTTTTGCCCACAAAGCGTTGCTCTTTGGTAACATCTTCTTCCGGTATGTCGTAAATCTTCGACGCCATCTTTATATAAACGTCTTCCCCGTTCAGGAAAGCTGATACCAGATCATCCTGCCCAGCTACCCACGCCAACACCCGTGCCTCAATCTGCGAGGAGTCACAGTCAACCATCGTATACCCTTCGGGGGCAAGCATACTGTTCTTTAACTTCTTACCGTTCGTACCACGACTAGGTAGGTTCTGGATGTTGATCTTGTCATCGCCTCCCCACCTACCCGTATGCGCGGCGTAGTATCTTATCGGTACCGGCATTAGTCCGCGCTTGGCTATACCTATAAACCTCTCAGTACGCGACTCCTCCAACGTACTCTTGGTGCCTAGTCGAGAGGTTACCAGTGCCTGTACACGCGAGTCATGGTGGTTAGCTAACGCCTTGAACTGCTCGTCACTCTTAGCAAACGCATAGGTCTGCTTACCAGTCGTTAGACTCTTCTTCATGGGGGGTATAACACCTAACCCCTCAAGTAACTCAGCGAACTTAGGGTTACTCATCAGCTCCTTCTTAGTCGCACCAGAAGACGCTATCAGGTCTTCTTTAAGTTGCTTGGTAGATTCTAAGTGGTGCTCCAACAAGCCAAGGTCTAACTCTAGTATAGGGTCTACGAACATACGTAACGTGCAATCAATGATGCGTAGTTCTTGCTTGGGAAACCCTTTACCCATAATGTTAAACAATCTGTACGTTAACTCTACGTCATTGATACAGTAGTCGCCATAACTGCTTAGTTCTTCTACGGTGAAATCTGTTCGGCGTTTACCGAGGGCGTCGAGTACTTCTGTTCCCTTCTTACCGATGTTATATCTTTCAGCGAGTGCAGCGAGTGATCCACCAACCTCAACCCCGTGTAAAGCACGGGCCATACACAAAGTATCACCGAGCAAGCGAGGATGCACATCAAACAACCAACTAAGAATAGCCCCATCGAACATAGTGTTGTGGCATAGTAGGATAGAGTTGGCCCAATCGAACGAGTGTAGATACTCTTTAAGTTCTTCGTGTGTGCCACTAGCCCACTCCGTTCCACCGTTGTTTACTTTTATACCTATACCGATCACCTCAAAGCGAGGGTCACGGATATAGGATTCAGTTGTCATCTTGCGTAAGGAAAAGTCTTTGTCATAATACGTTTCCAGATCAACCGTTATAAGTTGCATCCCTAATCCTCGTTAGTTATGTACCATTTAGACTCATCCTTCAGTCCTCGCCCAATCAACACCTCTTCTACCTCTTCGTCGGACACACTGGTAGACGTACCAAATGAATAATCTTTCAACATGCGGAGATAAAGGTTACCCTCGGCCTCACACAGTATCATGCGGTCAACAGGCACCAGTGCAAGTTCCTTATCTGGCCCAATGGAATGTCCACTCGCCTTTAGGAAACGTTCCATATAATGTATTACGTTGTGTATATTGCTTTCTTGTTCCGTGACAGTAAACTCGACCTTAAAGTCCACGTTATCGCCCTCATCTACCCAATTAGGGTCAGCTTCGTGGCTTGATACAGGGTATTTTATAAACGTCCATGATGGCTTATCATTCCACTTACTCATTTAGACTCATCCGGCAACGTGGGTATTGGTACCGCTTCGGTACGTTCTTCGCCACCCTCTAACTTGTTAGGGCTAACCTTATCTTTCTTCTTATTAAAGATGTTGTCCCAGTTATCCGCAAATGTACCTGCCGTGGGACGTTGCTTGTCCCCCTTACCACCGTGCGTCTGACCTCTACTCATAATCTTCACCCACTAACTCGATAAG